GTTTCCCAGTCACGATCACCACGTTTTTTAACTATTGAAAAAGGTGTCCCCTCTACTGGTTGTACTGTGAACATTTCTTCGCTGTTGTTTTTTTGTGTTTGGTGTTCCAACGTGAATGGGACACCTTTGTCTTCTTTGCTCATGGTTTTTGAATTTTAATTAGAGTTTGTTTTTTGTTCTGCTTGGCGAATATTTCGCCTGTTTCAGGGTCCACGTATTGCCATTCGGTAGCTCGTTTGGTTCTGGTCTTAAAGTTCAGGTTTCTTCGTTGGATTTCATAGTTTTTTTGACTCCAATTTTCTTTGTTATTCCCGTATCCGAAGCGGTCATTTTGTTTTTGAGCTTCTTCAAGTGCTTTGTAGTACGTTTTCATTCCCTCCGGTGTTGATACATCGATCGCTATCTTGTTTACATATCGTATGTTCTTGTCGAGCTTTTGTAACCACAATTTTTCCCGTTCTTCTTCGCTGTATAATTTGTTCCTCCAGTATATTGGTAGTGCTACTTTTTTCCCTTGTCTGGTTTTATACGTCTCGTCTGTCTCCCGGTCGTCTGTGTATTTGTTGTTTTGCGCGTCGTATCGGTTTACGTAGTTTTTCCCGATTCCCGGTGATGTTAATATTTTTGGTTTGTAGTACTTATGCTCCTGGTCAATTTTTGTCGCGTACTTTATGCAGTAGTTTATGGTTCTGTCGTTTACGTATTGTCCAATAAATACGAAACCGTGTCTCCATATCTTCGTGATGCTTTCTCGGTCTTTCGAGAATATTATCCCGTGAAGGTGTATGTTTTTTGTGCCTTTGTGTCCGAGCTCTGTTATTAGCCAGTGTTTCACGGATTTTCCGTGTTTGCTTCTCCAGTTTTCTAGGAAGCGTCTTACTCCTATTGTTGCTATTTCGTTATCTCGTTCGTAGCCTTCTGTTTCTACGTCTTCCCCGATTTCGGCTATTGCTTCGTCCGAGAATGTCAGAGTTACGAATTGTCCGGTGTTGTCGGTTCTTAGTTCTTCTTGTAGCCTTACTTGCCATTCTCGTGCTCGCTTCTTTTGGCATTCCATACATTTGCCACATCCTACTGGTACCATCTTTACCCGCTCATCTTTCATTTCGGGTGCGTTGCCGTTGTTCTTTTTTGTTGCTTTATATTTTGGATTTGGTAAAAGTTTTGGAAATAAGCACATTTTTATTTGCTTTTTTCGATTTCGTTTTATTACCCCTTTATTTTGCTTTAGAGGCGTTATTTTTTTTGACGTGTGTATGTATTACTCTACTGTCGATCGTTTAACCTGATCGATTTTAAGAAGCCAAATTTTCTTTGGTGCCTTCCTTAACCCCTCCAAATATTATTTCGGTTTGTGGATTACGTTTGCAGGTGTAGTTGATTATTCTTACCACTGTTTGTGGCGGTTCTTCTTTGTAGTGTTGTTCTTTTTTTATCACTACGTACTCTCCGTTGTCAATTCTTTGTTTTGCTATTACTTTTCTGTTTTCGTCAAAGTAGCAGGTTGTTGTTCTCCAGTGCTTTAACATGGTGTTTGATGGTTTTGGTACTAGTTTCAGTTTAACTCGCTCAAATGCCCCTGACCGGTCCAGGAGGTCATCCCGTGTCCGCCATGGAACGGAAGGCCCGCTTCGGGCCGTGCGCGAGACGGAGCTGCGGCGGCCGGGATAAGTCCGAGTTTAATTTTTGTCCAGTCGCTGTAAAAGTTTCTGTTCAGGAAAGCGTAAGCTTTTGCTGCGTCTTCGTATTCCTCCGGGTGTAGACCCGGGTCTAGGTTATAGTTGTGTCTTATCATTGTTTTGTAGTTTTAATTTCTGTCAAATGCAAAAATAAGGCGGAGCCTTTTTTTGGCCCCGCCCCACCGGGCGGCCCCCCTTTAATGGTTTTGTATTAAGTCCTTCATTGATTCTCTGTACTGGCTGTGCGTCATTTGGTCCGGATTTTTTTCCGTTTTTTGTAGTAGCTTCATTATTGATCCGGTTGAGTTTCCGATAATTCTACTTACTCTTTCTGTTTCTGCTCCCATCCCTGTTCTGAATTCTACGTCTCGTTCAGCTAGCTTTGCTAATCTGTTTTTGATTTCGTTTTCGAAGTCCCGTTGGTTTACGCTTTCGTTTGTTGCTCTCATTTGCGTGTATGTCGCTGAGATTTCTGCTGCGATTTTTTCCGTAGTTTTTTGTACGTTCTGCAGTCCAGCTCGTTGTAGGTCTATTCTTAACTGCTGTTCCACCGTCTGCTGTCTGATCTGTTTTATTACGGTGTCCATAGTTTCCGCTTTTATCTTGCCTTCAGCTTCTGCCCCTCTTGTCTCTGCAATGATTTTTTCAGTTGCTTGTACTAGTTGTTTGTTTACTAGTTCCGGGTTTTCAGCTCGTGCGTCTTTCGATTTGTTGGATATTTCCAGTTCTATCGATTTTAGTTCTTTGTCGAAAGCTAGCAGTTCGTTCTGGATTGCTTTGTTCGCTGTTTCCGCTGCTATTGCGGCGATTCGTCCTTTGCTTTCCTCCGTATCTACGCCTGCGGTTTTCGCTGCGTCTGCTTTTTTAACTTCGGTGTCTGCTTTCGTGTTTTCGATTAGTGCTTTTTGTTGTTCGAGTTGCAGACCTAATCCTATGTTAAACTGTGCGCTATTGCTTTGGCTTCCGGTGCCTGACCCGGCTCCCCCTGAAGTTGTGCCCCCGGCAGCTCCACCCATTCCGTAGACTAGGCTAGGATTGAGTCCAGCCTTTTTCAGTTGCTCCATTGTTCCCTGTGGTCCTGTTCGTTGCCACAGGTCGTAAGCCAATTCTTGGTTGAATTTGTTGATCTTCTTCTGGTACTTGTGCTGTCTTTTCATATTGATAGCATTTCCCACTTGTTCGATTCCGAATTGCGTTGCCCCTTGGGCTACCGCCATTCCTAGGTTTTCCCAACTCATATTTTTCGCGCTTTTTTAAAGCGACTTTTATAAGTTCATATATTAGTATACATGCGTACGACCCACCTATTTGGTGTTGGTTTCCTTCGTACCTTGTATAGGCTCGGGTCCCCCGTCGTTTTCCTTGGTGTTTTCTTTTAACGCTTCTTCTCGTCTGGCTGCGAAGCTCTTTGCGATCTTGTCGGTCGCTTCTATTGCTATCTCGAACCTGTCAGTTCTTATGTCTGTTTCCGGTAGTACTCCTTTTGATCTCTCTGTATACAGTAATTGTACCCCCGGTTCGTTCATTGGCTCCCCGTTGTTTACTTTTCGTTCGATCTTCATCTCGATCGGTTCTCCTTCTTTGCTTTCGTTGATTCTTAGGCGTTGTCCTTTTGAAAAATTTGCTGTTTTCATTTTTGTGTTTTGTTTAATGGTTTTAAGTTTGCGGCACCCTGTCCCGTCCCCGGTTCCGCCCCCCGGTGGTTGTTTTATAAGTTCGGCATTACCTTTGCACTCATTTTTCTACGTGCTGTGATTTGTGCCCCAACTTGTACCCAAAAGTTCATTGCATCCAGTCGCGTGTCTGCGAATATCTGGTTGAACTTCATTGGGTCTATGTACGTTGTTAGGTCGCTGATTTTCATTTCATTGTTCGTCAACCATTCCATTTCGTACCGTCTCCCCAGTACCATGAACATCTGTTCAGATTGTATTGCGAAGTTTCCTAGTGCTTTGTTGTAACTGGTCATGTAGTTGATCCATGCCGGTTGCTTCCCTGCGCTCTTGAATGTTGGAGTTGATCCGGTTAATCTTGTGTCCCACCATGCCATTTGATCCGTAATCAGGTCCTGAAATCCTATTTGGTCCAGTGCTGGTTTGTGTAGGTCATTGATTGTAGCTAGGTTAACATCCCAATCATTGCCTTGCGTATAGTCCAGGTTAGGTGTGATATGGCATATCCCAATGATGTAACTAGGTTCGTCCACCTTTATGATTGCTTTTCCACCTTTGTGTTTGTCTCCCAGTCTTCCACGTCCGGCTAATGTTCCTAATGGTTCTCCAGCTTGTGCCGCTGTTGAGACTACCTCTTGGAATACTATATTTTTGATCATTCCGCCCATGTAGATTGGGCTTTCTGCGCTTCTGGTTCTGTCGTGTGTGTACACTGCGTCCAACCAATCGTCGTAAGATCCCCCTGACGCGGCGATACGGTTTAACATGTCGTAAACCTTTTTACTTAACAGGAATTCGTCAATTGTGAAGCTGTTACCGGTTGTGTCTACTTTCGTCACTTCTGCGATACCATTAGGTACCCCGGTAATCCATTCTGTACTCAACCAGTTGTTGAAAATGTCTGATTTGTACGTTTTCACTGCTAATCCTTCTTGACTGCCTTGTAAGCTGCTCACCTGTGTTGTGGTGTTTCTTTCCAGAATTGTGTTGTAAGGCGCTCTTCCTGATAGTCGTGTGATCACGTATGGAACAACCTGTGACGCTTGTAGTATTGCTGTTCTCTCTGCGTCTATGTTGGCCAGTGGGAACGTTGCAAGCTGTGGGCTTGGTACTGTCAGTGGTGTGTTAGCTACGAATAAGAAGTAGCTGCTGTCCCAGTTGTTGAATGCTTGAAGTCCGTATGCTGTTGGCTCGCTGTAAGTGATCGTTGCAGCTCCTGATCCGTTTTGGTTGAAGCTCTGGAAGCATTTCGTTAACGCTACGGCTATTGCGCCTTGTGGTGTGTTGAACCGGATAAACATCTGTGATGGGTCAAACCCTGCTGATAGTGATGTGGTGTTGATGTTGATAAATCCGGTAGGGTCTAGGTTTCTTCTTACCCACACATCAGGTCCTACTATTGGTACTACTAACGGCGCGGCTACGTTGGTACGCCAAAAGTTTGCGGAACTCATTACGATCGTTTGAGCTGTCGTGGAGTTGTGTATGTAAACTCCGTTCGTTTCTTGCTTGTTAGCGTAGTAGTTCTTGTAGATGTCCCAGTACGCCAAGTATGGCACCCCATTGTATCGTCTTGTCGAAAATGCTGTTGCTGTTGATTGGCTTCCGTTGCCTGATATCCCCAGATACTTTAGCAAGCTGCTCGGGTTGATTTGATAATTGTCAGGGTTACCCGGTTGGCTTGTGTTGTTTACTAGGTTTCTTAGTTCCACTTCTATGAGTGGTAACTTTACTTGGCTCATGTTCATACCTATTCCCAGCATGTTCATATGCAACATACTGTTGTATAATCTCATAGGACATAGGAATAGGTCGCATTGAAATTGGAAGCTCCCAAATAGCGGCCCTATTGTTGGGCTTGTGAATATATCTGCGCTTAATTCGATGTCGAATGTGTCGCCCGGTAGTGCTACCTCTTTTAAGAATGGGACTAGTGTCCCCGGGGACATTGTTGTTCGAAGTATTCGCGACATGTTGTGCGTACTTCTTTCATAGTGGTGTAGGTGTACTTTGCTTTTTTTTCCACCGCCTAATCTTTCTCCTCCTAGTGTTTTTTCCAAGGTGCTAATCTTGTTAAAGACGGCTTCGATCGTGACTGGGAAAC